TTACTAATAAGCATACTTTCACTAAAGTTAGTAATATCAGAAGATATACCTACGCCATTGATTGTTCCATTTATGTCGAGGGTAGAACTAGGGCTTGAAGTATTTATACCAACTCTATTTAAACCACCATCCACAAATAGCATGTGTGTGTTACTATCTGATTCAACTCTAAAGTCTGCTGTAGTTCCATCTTCATTAAATACTGTAGCTGAGCCTGCTGAACCTGCATTTGTAATATTATCTGATACGGTAATTGTACCTGTTACTGTTACACCCGCACTTGCAGTTACAGCACCTGTAACTCCTAATGTACCGCCTATAGTCATGTCATCTGTTACTGTTAGATCGTCTGAAATAGTTAGGTCATCAACCGTAGTAGTACCACCTAGATTTAAGTTAGTAAAAGCATCTACTATAGCTGCACCAGATCCTGCTCCGTCTGAATATACAGCTTTTACATGACCTGCTGGAATCGTGACGTTTGCGCCAGATCCTTGAGAAATAATAATGTTTTGTGAACCTGATGTACCGTTTTCAATCAACCATAGTTTAGATACGGTGTTAGGTCCTATAGTTATGGTACAAGCTGAATCAAGTGTACCTGTGTATTTTAAATAAATAGATCTACCTGGATCGGTAGAGCCGTCTGCTATTGTTGTAGTATGTGTATCTGCGTTAGTTGTTATAGCTTCAGTGCCAAAACTAAACGCCTCTGCTATTAACTCTAAATTAGTATTAGTAGAGTCTCCCCAAGTACCTGACTCATCTCCCGTGGTTATTTCTTTTAACCTTAAATCATTTACATATGTTGCCATAAATCACCTATGCTGCTTCTATTTTCTCCCAATTAGGAGTTTGACTGTCATCAACAGAACTCCAAGTAGAAGTTTGACTGTCGTTAACAGAACTCCAATTAGGAGTTTGACTATCGTCAATTTTACCCCAAACCGTTACGTTTGGTGACCCTGCTGTTATTTCTAATCCGTTAGGAATAACAACACTCTTACCAATTATACCTATTTCTCCAAGAGAAGAAACTCCTGCTAAACCTGTGAGTGTTATATTGTTATCGCAAATTAGAGTAAGCGAACCCAACCCTGAGGTTATAGCACCTAAGGTTACTGATATATCTGCGTTAGCTTTAGTTGTTATAGTGCCTAGTGATGATGTGCTAGATAAACCTGTAGTAAGTATTACACTACAATCACCTGAAATAGTAACTGAAACGTTACCTAAAGTGGCGGAAACTGCTGGGCACCCTACATTAGCTGTACCTTTAGCTATTATAGTTCCTAAAGCACTAGTTCCTACTTGTCCGCTAGGTATTACGTTAGCTTCACAATCGGTAGTAACACTACCTAAAGCTGAAGTTGAATTTAAACCTGAAACTGTTACGTCAGCGTTGGCTGATACAGTTATAGAACCTAAGGCTGAAGTACCTGCTAATCCAGTAAGTACAACTGGTATGGGTTCATCCCAAGCACCTTGTCCCCAAGTACCTCTACCCCAGCCAGTTATGTTAGCCATAACTTACGCTATACGTATAATAGCTGTGCTTGCTGCTGCTGCGGGAAACTGTATAGTAAAATCACCAGCTGTTGAAGTTTTATCTCCACCAAAGTCGATTGAAGCTACTGCTTTATTACTCTGAGAGCTGTTATATATTAAACAACCTCTAGCAGTTACCGTAGCTGTACCGAAAGTTAAATCAGCAAAGTCTGTAAAACCTGTAGTACCGCTTGAAGTAGGTGTTACTGCTGTTAAATTAGCACCGCCTGAAGTATAATTCGTTCCACTTGCTTGACCTGTGGTAGTAAAAGCTGTTGTGGTAGCTCCTAGTGTAGCCGAGCTGGTGTAT